TTGCACCAGTACCATCACCAGTGATATCCGCACGTTTCAGATCGCCCTTCTTGAGAAAGTTACAGTACCAAGCGGGGAGAACAATGAAGCGTCCTTCAGTGGGTACATCATACTCATCAAGAACGGTACCGAGATCGACAATCTTCTCGACAGCGTTGGTGGCATCAACTACGATAGGCGTACCGGAAACACCGAGATCAAAGCCAGAACTTATCTTACCAGCAGCTGCGCCTTTGTTATCAGCATGAGCACCATCACCCATCACCTTGAGAACCCTTTGAGAGGTGTCGCGGTTCAGAGAGTAAGATGCGGTATCGGCAAACATACCCATCAGTTTGATATCAGCCTGCTTGTCATCAACATCGTCAATGGTGAAGGCAGTGTAAATTGAGCGATCTATCAGCAACTCCCGAGCGTTAGCCTCTGGGTTGTCATAGATAATATCGCCAGGAACGGCATCGTTGTACGGATTACTCGGGTTGTACTCACGAACTTGGAGGTAGGTTGGAGCAACGCGGATGGTAACCTTGTCGCCTTTACCAGAGATTTCTCCCTCGTAGTCGTTGTTAGTGATCTCACCGAGGATAATAGCTTCTTTGAAAAGCTTCATTACCTTCATAGAGAACAATTCAGGGATGTACTTAGCATCCGGAGATGCGTGAGAGGTGCTATACGGGGTCTTTGTAAAATAGCTTCCATCATATGCGGCCATGATAATACTCCTTACTAGATGATATTATTGCTAAGGAAAGCCTTGTCGATCTTGGCCTCCGTTGCAAGCTGTTCTGAGCGTCTTCCTTCGAACTTGCCATCGGAGACATCAGCATAAAACTGTCTGACTTCTACCATGGTCATCTGTCCGGGGTTAACACCTATATTCTCAACAGCATCAGATCCATTATTGGAAGGAGCAATACGCTTGTTCACAGAGTCTGCGGGAGCACTCTGAGCTTTGTACTGTTTGAAAAATGCGGCAACGCTACCAGCATCTCTCGCTCGCTCAGCCCTGCGTAACAGATTCATGCGAATGTTCCCCGTGGTCTCATCAACACCTTTCAAGTATTGGATGAAATTAGGGTCTTTGTTCATTGCACCTTGATCTGGTACTAACCGATTCAAATCACCTATAAACTCTTCATACACCTTTTTGACATCGTTCTGGAGTTTGCGTTCATTGTCCTCAATTTCCTTGTCGCGAGCTTTCTGTTCCTGTGCATCGACCCGTGCTTGAGTTTCCTCGAACGTCTTTCTCATCTTTCCGGCAACGTTTTCACCAAGGACATCCACCGTTTCTTGGTCAAACATATCTTCGGTAGAACTTGCTTGTGCTTTAGCGAGAGTCTGTTGCAGTTGGTTGTTAGATCTGGAGAGTTCAACTACCTGACTTTGCAACTTAATTAACTCTTGCTTGAGGTTATAGATGTTTGAATCATACTTGGGCTTCGAGACGTTGAATCGCTGTTCCGATACCATACATCTATCCTTCCAATAACCAAGATCCTTAACTGCTTCTTGGTTTAATGACTCCTGTCCTTGTCCAGCGGTTACATCAGGGTTCACATTAGACGACTCTAAGTTGTTCCCCTCAGCAGACTGAGTAGGCGTTTCCACCTTCTTGCCCGACAGTACTTCTTCCAACGCTGCAATGTTAGCATCCAGGTTGGCACTACGTTCTACATTATCCATGTTAGTCCTTCTGATTGGTGTTTGCGGTTCGAATGAAACCTTCTATCCACGGTTCCTCCTCTCCTTCGTGGGGAGAGTTGGAGATATCAAGAATGTCGCATAAGAGACAAACTACGGGTTGTTAAGTAGATCCCTTACGTCATCAATCGCTTGCAAGTAGCCTTGTGCGTATCGGTGATCCTCTTTGGTTCTCTTTAAGATGATCCAGCTATTGTTAGAGAGAATGTCTGTTGCTTCCCGAATAAATTCATTCGATTGCTTCCGACACCGGTTCTTCAACTCCTGCGTGATCACCTTAATCTTACTACCATCTGCCATTATATCTCTTTCCTTTCAGATTTGGACAATTCAACTGCCAACTTCCGATCAACATTCTGACCCTCAGCTGTCAATTTTCTGTCTGTTTCCTGCAGCTTAGTCATACCCTTGTTAGCTTCGGTCTCTCCTCTCTGCTGAATCTCTACAGCTTTGAGTTGTTGATCCGTAGAATCCTTTGAAGCCTTCTGATCAAGTTCACGATTCTTGGTCATTTGGGTACCCTCATGCATTTTCATCTGACCTTCTACCTGCATCTGTGTAGCTTTCAAGCCAGTCTCATTCCCTTCTTGAGCAGCTTGGGCTTGAGCAGCTTGGGCTTGCTCACCGACAAGCTTATCAGCAGCTTCTTTCTCTTTCAGCTCAAGGCGACTTGGGATTGCATCCTCAGGGAACCCAGCACCTTTGAATACGGTACGGAGTATATCACCTCGTCCTTGCATTCCAACGATCTTCATATCGAATTCATTGGTCACGGTCTGGAGAAGTTCTTTCTGAAGAGCAGCCTCAGCAGCTTTGATGGTTATGGCTTCTGCAGCATGAACAACAACATTTATATCCCCGGAGAAGTTCTCTGGGTTACCATCTTCCATAGACTTAAGGAGGTGGAGATAGAACTGATATTCAACCCGAGGGACGATACAACCCTCAGAGATGTTCTTGATACTTGACTTGATTCCTTTGGATGCACTCTCCATAAGCATAGAGAGGCCCTGAGCGGTCTGTCCTGCTCCACCCACCTTCTCATTGCCCATCATGTAGCGGGGCACACCAGTCGCATCGTCAGCCTTCATTTCGAACTTGTCATACACTGCCAGGAGTTCCTTGGCATTGCTTGGAACCATGAAAAATTCAATAGGCTTTCCAGAATTCCCAGTTGGATCCGAAGTGAACTGCCAAATCTTCCGTGGTTCAAGCTCGGTTATGTTGCCGGAGTCAGCAAGACGATCAACCATCAGACCTACCTGAGGGCCACTTGCCATTCCCATATTGTCAGCTAAGGCCCGGGCACATGCATTACACATTCTCTGATCATCACGCATCAGATAAGGCAAGGAGGTACCCCAGATGCTCCCTGAGCGAGTCTGGAAGGATGCTGAGTAATAAGGTCTACGTCCTAATGGATCTCTGTTTATAAGGCACTTGATGACTGTGGAGCCGATCATCATTGCTTCGATCTCTACTTCTTCATGATCTTCCAGGTGGTTAATATCAGTCTCAGAGTATTCCCACTCCTTCAACATCTTGACAGAGGCAGTACCCCAGAAGTGAACACCATGATAGATGCCCTCAGAAGCATAGATCTGACTACCACGTTTCTCAGCCAGAGCTTTATCCTCTTCAATCTCTGAATCAACCCAAATACTTGTTCCTGGTAGTTCATTCAGAAGGACATCAACGATAGAAGCTTTACGAAATCCTGTGTCCTTCTTGAGGAAGGAGAGATCAGACAACTCCTTTTTGGTTAACCTTATGTGTTCAATGAAGTTGCCATCATAGATAGATGCGGCACTCGGACTCGGATAGATATCCAGTGGGGATACCCGTTTGTTCTGAAAGACAATCCTACGTTGAGGTATGGCAACTCCATCCTTCCAGGCCATACGAGGTTCAGTGGTAACCACCGGGCCTTTCATGAATGCTGTTGGGAAGATGGTAAAGTCCTCTATAAAGTCCGACATGGCATTCGTCCATTTACCATCCTGGAGTTGGTCAACTACCTTGGTCTCGATTTTCTTTATATCGGAGTTGGATATCTTATTAATTTCTGACTCAATAGACTCTTGGACATCACGCTTGAGTTCCGCCATGCGCTTGAGCTTCCTGACAGCTACAAGAGCCGAGGGAGCCTTTCGGGGTGGTTGTGCGGGAGTCCCGGCAGCACCCGGTTGAGGTTGTTCCTGAGGAGCCTCTGGTTGACCGACATTGCTGGCCTCTTCCATCTCCTTATCGATCTCAGCAGAAATCCTATCAGCATCCTCTTGGAAGGCCGCTTCGATCTGCTCTACAATGTCCTGGGGTAACTCTTCATTTGCACTTGAATCAATTCTGAATGGCTGTTCATTTGCAGGTTGGAGGATATCCTTAATCATAGACCGAGCACCACGAGATTTCGTAGCGGTCAAGCCCATATAGATTTTGGATCCAGTTTTGATCTTGGCAAGCTCATCAGCCATGTACTCCATATTCACCTGAGAAAGAGACATAAGCATCTCTATCTCCATCCCAGATTCTCTACGGGCATTCTTATTGGTCTGATAAGCACCAGTTATGTGACCAGCAAGTGTGGTCTTGAATCTTTTACTAGCCTCCTCCGCCAAATTAGTTACGCTATCCTGGTTAGCCAGCACCTCTCTTACGATCTCAGAGATACCCTTAACCTTCACCCCAGGGGTATTCGCGTACGTGTCACTGCCAATCTCCATCTCCGGTCTCCTATGTGTGTGTGTGTGTGTTTGTTACTATATCTCTCTTATCAGACGTAGAGATAGTTGGATGCAACCACTTTACGGGGTCTGGCATTTACCGATGAGGATGCATAAAGCTGCTCAGCAAAGGTCAAGGCGATAGCATCCGGGATATCCGGGGACTTCAAACCAGACCTTTTGATATCCTTCTTCGTGGTCAAGGCCAACTGCATCTTGGCTGTATAACCATATGTCATACTCAAGAGCTGACTCCTCAGATCCGGCTCGTTGGGAATACAAGCATTATTGTTAAGCCAATGCCTCATCTCACCCCAGAGCTGGGATCTCATATTGAAATACTCCATGGGCTTCGTAGACTTATGGGAACCCATTACCTCTCTCACAGGCATTCTCAGTTGCTTACACCTATCAAACACACCAGCACCAATACCAATCGAATCAATAAACACTGTGGTAGCCTGATGTTCCCTCTGGAATTCATAGAGAGCCTCAGCAACCTGCATGGTATCATGTCCCTTAATACGTTTAATGGTTACTATTTTAGGCCCCTGCCTCAGGATGAATATAGTCTCATCATCCCCAAAACGGGCGATATCAGCACCAATTATCTTAGGGAAGTTATGGTAATCTCTATACCCCATATTAGCAGCAAGAGCCACATCCACCACCTCAGCACTGATAAACTGTGAAGCAGTAGTCCTGGGGAACTCACCAAGTACACCTATCCGGTAATGATCTGAATCAATTCCATATGTCTCTTCCATCTCCGCTGCAAATCCCTTAGCGATGTGAGGGCAGTCGAAGGCGTTGAAGTAAAGCTTTGACCACCCGGATAGATCTCTGTGGAAGATGTCATAAAAACGTCCGACTGATCTGGTAGGGTTGCTAGTGAGGATGAAACGTCCTCCTGTTCCAGTGGAGAGGGTTCTAAGGAGGACATCAAATGTTGCCTCTTCAATACCCGACGCTTCGTCCGCAAGTATGACATAGTTTTGCGCATGACCACCCTGCAAGGACTCTTTATTTTCAGCAGAGGCAGTCACGATAGCCGCCTCCTGGACTCTGGTAGACGATGTACAGACAACCCTCTCTCGGGTAATCTCGAACATGGCTGCAATCTTTGGGTTCATCCTCCCTCTCCACTTCCTCAACTCCGCCTGATAAACACGATTCAACTGCTGGAAACTGGGGGAGGTAACCAGAATCCTGCAGTCGTCTTGTGTGAGGAGGAATAAAAACGTCAACCACGCAATCACTGTGGTGTTGTGTGTTGGTATGAAGTTCTCACAAACATATAACTTATCTGTTGCATCAACCTCTATGCAAGTTGCCTCGTGTTTACCTATATACTCAACACCTGAGATATATACTCTTGAAGAGTTAACAGATCTCTTTAAGACTCTCCTATTCTCCTTTCTCTCAATCTTAAAG